TTTCTATCAATTCTTTATCTGACATTGTATTGTTGATAAGTTCTTGTAAATCAGCAGTTGAACCGACATAGTAAGTATTGTTCTGTTGATTCAGTTCAAGTTTATCCATATTTTTCAAGTTCTTTTCTGGTTCTGCAATGATTTCAATCTCATGAAGTTTCTTATTTACATCCATCAGTTTATCAGAAGCATCAGAAACATTCTTAACAAGAGTTGCTATGACTTCATATGCTCTTGGTTGTTGAGAACTCTTCGCAATCTCTATCAAGTCTTCCAAAGCTTCGTTCCCAATCTCCATAGCATTTTTCAGATTCTTTCTCGCAAACTTATAATCTTTTCTGCGACTGTCTTGCATTTCCTCTGAAAACTCATCTTGAACTTCTACTATATCATTCTCTTGAACTTCTGTCAAGTCTTTTATTTCAGAGTCTTCTGGTAGAATATCCAACACTTCTTCTATGTCTTTGAAATCGTTTGACATTAGATACCTTCTAGGAAGTCTTCAATAAAACCAAAATTGTCATCTGCTTCAATTTGTTCTTTTGGAACTGATTCAGATTCTTTCGTTGTTGGTTCACCTTGATCTGTAAGTCCAGGTTTTGTAATAGATTTTGATTTAACACCAAACTCTTGTGCTTGCTGCACTTCCTGTGGGGTTACTTCACCAGAATCCCCTGTTGGAGTTGAGATAATATCAGTCTCAACTTGTCGAATTAACCCAGAATCTTTTACTGGTTTGAATATATTCGTTTTAAGAGTGAAACTTAGTGTCCACATAATAACTCTTCTATCTTCAAATTGACCTTCATAACTCTCTTCTAAGGAAACATCATTAAGTAGTACAGGAACGTCATCAACTACACCCATATCATCATAGATTAACTTCGAAGGGATATTTAAATAAGGACTGAAGAAAGGAACTATTTGCTCTATAATCTGCAAACCTTCATCAAAATGCTCAACATAAACATTCAAAGAAAATCCAATATTGTAAGGAACTGGATTATGCATAGATTTTTCTTTATCATCTTGTGTTGTATTATATCTAACACCAAGAGAATTAAGTTTTCTTTCCGAATCATAAGAAAAGGAATTCATTTCAAAACTCATTCTTGGGAGAGTTATTGCAGTATTTTTATTAATACTACCGTCAGCATTCTGAACTTCAATTTTAGAAAGGAATTTACTTCTTGGTGCATAAGACAGAGGAACTTTCAGTTCTTTGACGGTATCACCAGATGAAGTTTTCCTTTTCACTGTTATATCATTGAAAAGAGTTCCAAAAGTAGCAACACTTTTAAAAATAGTTTTGTGGTAAAAATATTCATTATATAGAGCCATAACAAATATATTTATAAGACTTACTAATAATCTTCTTCGGAGAATGGATTATTTTCTGTAAAGTCAATTACTTTGTCTGCTTCTTTTTCATAGTCAATATTATCAGATAACGGATCATTTGGTATGTCGAGTTCAACATCTTCATAATTGTCTGGTAAATCTATCTCATAAGATGCTCCACCATCACCGACCACATTTACACCCTCAACAAACTTACCAACAACATCAATAAGTTCTAAAATGTTATTTCCCCATGAAGCAACTCTACCTCTTGCATTAGTTCCTTGAACAACATTCTCACCCACAACAAAGTCTGTTCCGTTTCCGTTTGTAGTTGTAAGTTCAATTGAATAAGCATTTTTATATTGGATATTGTCAATATCCTCAACACCAGTATTGATCATCTGATTAGAATACTCAAAGAGCTCCAGTTTCAATCTATATACAAACTTTTTACCAAGAGTGTAGAATATTTGCTCATCTTCAACAAACATAACTTCAAAGAGTTGCTTATTGAAAGGAAAGAAAATCAAGTCACCCTCTTTTGGTCTTCCTATATTGAGAGTGTCAAATCTGTTTACCATTACAGTCAGTTCTAAGGTATCACGAATTTCAACACCAAACTTGGATAAGAAGTCACCTTCACCACCAAATTGTTCAACACTATCAACGAACATTTCGATGTCATGAGTTGCTGTAAACTGAGAAATTTCAACATCTTTGAAAAGTGAATCTATTTTTTGAATTTGTCTTGGTAAGTAACTAACATCAATTCCGTGGATTTTGATTGACTCTTCCATTAAATCATCATACAGATCTTGTTCTGATTGTGAAGAGTAGTTTTTATTAAAATAAGGATTAGTTGCCATAATTACCCCATGTAAAAAGTTGGAGGTTCTTCGTAAGTATTTCTTAACTCTTCCTCAAGTTCTCTCAGTCTTGTTTGAGATTCTGATAGGATATCTGCACCATTGAAAGTTACACCCCCAGGCATCTGAACTCCAGAATATTTACTCAGATTGTGACCCCACTGTTCTCTAAACAATTCAGTTGTATATTCCCTTAACCACCTATCAGACCAAACTTGTGTGTAAGTGTTTGGGTCTATTATTTGATATGCTTGAATTACAATATAACCACCAACTTCAATTTTATCCCAATCCATATCGATATAAAGTTTATCAGTATGTCTTCTATACCTAAGAATTTGTTTTCCATTTAATATTTGATTGATAAGATTTAAATTTTCTTGTGTTGCTGTATAATATTGCATTTGAGATGGTGTTTGATTAAAAGCGTATAGGGCATCCCAATTCATGTGAAATTGAGCATCAAATAGTATTTCATTTGAACTACCTGTATTCAGATCTAATATCTTCTCAATAGAAATAATAGCATCACTCATTGTAATGTAACCATTATCTTTATCTGTTTGAGTTACTTCATGTTGAATTATAATTCTCTCGATACCATCATAATGAAAATCATGATACATTTTAAGAGCATCATCAATTCTATCTTCTAACTGCTCATCAGCAACATTTATCTCTATTACAGGTTTGCCAAGTTTCCTTAAACAAAACTGTTTTAGTTCTTCTCTATTTGTAGGATTAGCCATCTCTACCCCTTTATAAAAAAACAAAAGTTTGGCGAAACCTCAAAATTATTTCCGCTTTAGTCCTACCAGACCCGAACGATTTGTGAAAGTATATTGGTAGCCATACCGTGCTTTGTCGTTCCTTATACAGAATTAAGCATACTTATCTTTAAAAATTAATAGAATGAAAACTTCTTAAAGTGCTAAAAAATAAAACATAAAAAATATAAGAATGATTTCTTTTAACGTTAAAGAATTCAACTTATTCTATATCACTTATATTTATACACTGACAGGTTCTTGTAGGGCAATTGCTCTCAAATTTCTTGCTTTGGGTACATTTACACTACTATTAGAAGATAAAACTATCTTAATTGAATACACATTAAAATTAGGTAATGTTTGGTTATGCACAAGTTCAACACCATTATGGTTAGGATCTGTACCAAACACATATTCTCTGTAATCATTATTGTATTCAGAAACCACATACTCTGGTGTTACTTGCTTCATCAAGTACCAATTCCTATCATCAAAAATAACGGAATCACTTGTACTGGCAACTTTATAATAAACATAAACATCAGTTTCTGCTGGTTTATACAAATCAAGATAAACTCTTATGTCCTTAGATTCATATGATGATTGTAAGTTTACCCTCTTTGAGATATATACAGCATCAGCAACACTACCGGAAGGTGAAGTTTCACTATCAGCAATTACGATCGCATCATCAGGTCCAGCGGTGTTACTTGTAATATTAACACTATTTGTCATATCTTTAGGTGAGGATAGGAGAGTGAAACCTGTGATAGAACCACCAGTTGCTTGAATTTCAAAAACAGCTTGTTTAGAATTATCATGAGAATCTGTCAAGAATAATTTTTCACCAGTTGAAAAACCAGTTCCCCCAGATTGTATAGTCAAATCAGAAGCATCATACTGAACAGCATCAACAATATTCCTAACTGTGATTAAACTTGTTCTCTCCATATCAATAACAGGAGAAACATCAGTATTAGAAGATGTTGGAATCTTTGCCTCTATTTTTAATGTTGTATTCCCACCAAAAGATTTACTATTGGACAATTCAATATTTCTATTTTCATGAAACTCAACCAAATTAGAAGTTCCAAGTTGGTATTTAAAAATTGGGTTTTGACTTCCAAAAAAGTTTTTCAGCATTGAAACATTAAATTTGAACAAGTCAAAACTCTCAGACTGTGATGGAACAGTGACATTCAATATTGCTGTTGATTCCAATGAAGTGTTAAATTGACATTTATTCAACCTAAACATTATAGATTCATTATTAATAGCATCCCAAACACCAGAATTGTGAGAAGAGAATAAACTTCCAACTAATGGTTGCTTAGATATTTTTGGATTTAGTATATCGGAACTTCCATCTGTATTCAGTGTAGAATTCCCTACAACACCACTCCAAATTTGATATTGACTACTATTCGTCTTTACAACTATTGCATATTCACCTGGAATCAGATAAACTGGAGCATCAAAAGTGAATCTTGTGTTCTTATTAGAGTCTTCTGAGGCATCTGGTCCTTCTGAGACAACAACCTGAGAAGGGTTCAATATAACTTCCGAAAAAGGAATTACAGTAGATGTGGAAGGATAACCATTAATAGTTGGTCTAATCTCAACCATAACTGGTAAAGTATCATCCTTAGACTTAAAAAACAAATCAACAGACTTCAGAAAAACCCCATTTCTGTTGGATGCAGGATCAACTATAAACGTTTGTGATAGAGGGTCTTTCCAATCTAGACATCTGTTAATCGATGTCAACTCTCTGGAAAATACATCTTTCGAAACAGAAAGTTCATCACATATATTAGACCTTTTGATTAATGGTAATCTGGTTGAAACAACATAATTTTCTGGGTCATCCATAAACCCTTGAGAAGTGTAGCTACTTTCAGCTACCGATTCCGAATTGCTCAGATTATTATCTTCATTATCAATCAATCTTAAAAGTCTTTGACCTGTTCTGAATTTGCTAGTTTCTGAACTTGGAATATTTAAAACCCCACACAATAAACCTGAAGCATCAGATTTTAATTCTGTTGGAGTTGTTATTGTACTTATTTTTGCTTGAACTAGAGAAGTTCCACCATTAATAGTTTCATCATTAGAAAGTGTACCTGTTAATAATTGAACATATATCAACCCACTACCATCATTTGCATTTTTAACCACTCTAGCAGTTCCACCATCAACACCAGTTATAATTTCACCCTCTCCGCATATTATTATTATAAAAAATTGAAAAATGACTACAAAAGCAGAAGGTTTTGCCAAAAGGCAAGAAGATACAGGCTGGGGTAAAGCTTTTTGCCATCTCATCCCCTTTTATTTTATTTATTATGGAATTACTAGGAGATCACTTACTCCTATGTTGTATGTTTTTACGGGAAATATAGTTTTGGGGTTTTGTTTCGGAGTTATTTATACATTAATAAATCCTAATCTTATTGAGAAAAATTTAGAAAACAATGCAAGAGTTATCGGTTTAATATCTACTCCATTGTTAGCCAAGAAAGGGATTGATCAGGCAAGAAAAGATGCAAGATCTAGATTGGAATTGAATTAAAAACGACTAATATGTTGGGGGAATTTGACCGATTTGAAATATATCAGTGCCAGAAAGTTTCTGAGAGTGTCTAATGAATTCATCTCAACTTACACCCTCTCCGTAACTTTGGATACATATAGTGAATCTTTTCATATTTAAAGTTTTTCAGTATTATATTTAAAAGATACATTTTTTTATGTCAGAAAAACCAAAAAAAAATAATCCTAATGAAGATGAAATTAATTCATTAAAGGAACAGATTGAATCCCTAAAAAAAAATAAAGAAATTGAAAATCTAAAATCCGAAATTAAATCTCTCCAAAAAGAAGAATCTCCAAATATAAATGAGGAATTATCTAATGCGGAAATCGATGAATTAAAAAGCAGGAGAACTTCTATAGGTATTCTTGCAATCATTTTTGGATTCCTTGGTGTCCATAAATTCATGTTAGGTTACAAAAGAGAAGGTTTTATATTATTGGCAGTTTCAATTATTGGGGGTATTATTACATGTGGAATTGCAATAATAGTAACTGATATAATTGGAATTATAGAGGGAGTCATGATCCTAAACAAAACACCTATGCAATTTAAAAAAACCTACATTGACAGAAAAACATTTTGGTTCCAATGATTAAAAAAAATAAAAAATTGGCTCCAATATCACTT